GCATGGGCAAAACAGATTCAGGCGATGAGTTTAGAGTGTTTGCTACTGTAGTTGCAATGATGAAAAAGTGGATTAGCACAGTTGGCATTGAACACGTAGAAGGTTTTGACTTTGGTGCTAACAAAGGTGAACATGCCAGTGACGGTAGAGCAAAATTGTATACTAGATTTGCTAAAAAACTTGCCAGTCAACTAGGTTGGAAGTTAGAACAAAGTACTACAGGAAATGGAGACACAGCATTCTTTAGACTAGTTAATCCCAAACCAATTCCACGTGATGATGAGTATTGGGACGCACTTGAAGAAAATGTTATTGAATCAGCAGGAGTTGGTCGTGTTGTAAAAGGCGTAAATACAACTGTTGATGTAGGACCAAATGAAATTATCAACCAAGTTAAAAAATACGGTAACGATGTAGACCGTAACGGTAAACCAAATAAACATCTAAGATAGGCGAAGAATGTCAGAGTTCAATAAGGAAGTTGCAGAGATTAAGAAATCTGATACTCCCATTAATCCAAATATACACAATCTAAAAAATACAATGTGCTTTAAGACATGGAATGATATGATTATCAGTTTGCCTCAGCGCACCGTTAAGTGGTGCTGTAAAGCACAGTATACAGCAGAACAAGAGAAACAACTTACTTTCGACCTTGATATACTAGAACGCGAAGGGTTAGATTTCTTTGTAAATAATCCGGTACTCGCACAGCGTAAGTATGAACTTAGTGGCGGTACACGCTCTAGTGATTGTGGCGGGTGTTGGAAAACAGAAGATGTAAGCGGAAGTAGTGTACGAACTGAGTATACAAAAAACTTTGATCCATTATGGAAACGAAGATTAGAAAAAGCAAAAAATCATCCGAAGAAAGCAATACAATTCCATCAAGAGATGCAGCAGCATGATGGTTTTCGTTTTATTGAGCTAGAACTAACAAACAAGTGTAATATGGCATGTGTATATTGCTGGGAAGGTGCTAGTACACGTTGGCAGAAAGAAACTGGTAATATAATGCCAGACACAGAGGATGCGATATTTTCAAAAGTAATTGAACTACTTAATGAATATTGGGAAGGTGATTTGGGTAAGAATAACCATGTTAATTTCAGTCTGTTAGGCGGGGAGCCGTTCTTCACTAATCACATGTATGAATTTTTAGAAGACTTTATTATTAACTTAAATGATACAAAACGTACGGAACAGCGTATAGACGTAACAGTTACTACCAATCTAAACTTTCCAAAATCTAAGTTCAATAAATTCCTAAAATTAGTAGAACGAACACCAAATATAACATACAATATGCAATTATCTGGCGAAGCTGTAGGTAAACGCAGTGAATATATCAGATGGGGTCTTAATTGGGATAATTGGATGCAAAATATTGATGCGTTCTTTATTAATTCGAAAAGACTAAACAATCTTGTTGTTGGATTTGGGTGCGCTCATAATTCTCTATCGTTTTTGTATTTCAAAGAATATCTTGAGCTAATAGAAAACAAAGTTATAGAGCATGATTTCAAAAGACCAATATACATGCATCATAATTGGGTAGATAATCCATTTCCGTTGTCTGTTGCTATGATTGACTCGAAGCACTTAGACACGATAGATGACATTATAAATTATTATGACAACATGCAAGCAAAAATAGTCCCAAGGTCTCGCTACAGAAGTTTATTAGAAACATTAAGAAGCCATGTTGCATCGGAAATAAGTGATAACGATAAAGAGGATGCGTTTAGATACTTTGATACACTGGAACAGCGTAGAAATATCTCATTTTCTGACGTTTTCCCGCATTTTTCGGAATTAGTTAAAAACCCGCGAAAATAACATATAAGATAAATACTATTATGAAAATAAATGAAATCATATCCGAAACTTTCGCTGGCTCATTTGCCGGGGTAAACACTTCCTTAGGTGGTGGCGATCCTGCTGCAAGTATATATGCTAAAAAGCCTAAGGGTAAGAAGAAAAAAACTAAAATGGGTTACAGTGCAGATGTCGGTAATCTTGCATACAACAAACCAGTCAAAACACAAATGATTAAAAGATAAGGTAGAATAAAATGAAACTGTCACAACTAATCGAGTCTTTTGTAATCTCTAACGATGAATTCGAAGATTACCTAAACAGAGCAACAGAACAATTAACACAAGAACTACAGTCAGGTAAGAACCCACGTGACGCAGTTCATGATTTAGCATTAACATTTGCTGATCAACACAACAAATCATATGATGCGTACACACGTATGTCAGACTCATTATCAGCAAGAATGCACACGTTAGAACTAGATGGTTCAACGTCCACTGAAATAGCTCCTGCCGATATGACGAACGGACCAGACATGTCTGACATGGGCGGTGAACCAGAGATGATGACAGACCCAATGGGCGACATGGAAATGGACGTACCAGCAGAAGATGACATGCCAGGTGACAGTGACATGGACGACTATTCTGCGGTAATGGATAACAAGCCAGAAGTTGAAGAATCATATTCTCAAGGTGATGAAAATGAAGAAGGCATGGTAAGTAATTGCTGTGGCGCTCCTATTATGGATGTTTATCAAGGACATGGCAGATGCTCAGATTGTAAAGAAATGGCAAGTGCTGAAAGTGTAAACGAAGGTACAAAAGGTTGTGCTGATTGCGAATGGATCAAAGACGAAACCGATGGCGACATTGATACATGTGATGAATGTGCGGCGGAAAAGCGCAAGACTAATGAAGCATCAGATGCAGATGAGAAAGCACGCCAACGTGCGTTTGCTAAAGCAGATGAACCAGAGCGCGGTGAGAAACCTAAAAAGGTATCTCTAAAGAAAGCTCCATGGGAAGAGTCAGTAAACGAAGCGAAAGCATCAATCCTAGACCAACTAAAAGGTATTGTAGATGACAAGCAAGCGAAATCAATCAAGTTTGATGATGGTTCTTCAAAAGTAGATATGTTCACAGCATCAGCTATTACACAAGTACATGCTAAAGTAAACGATGATAACAAAGCTAAAATTGAAAAAATGCTTAACACTCGTACAGGTTTAATGAAGATTGCTAAAGTTGCAATGGGTGCGTTAAAAGAAGGTAAACTAGACGAAGTACTTCCAGTACTTCCAGTAGTAGGTGCTGTAGCAGGCGGCATTGCAAGAGCAGCTGCTTCGGCAGTAGGTGGCGTAGCTAAAGCGGCAATGTCAAAAGGCATTAAAGGTGCTGCAACACGTGCGGGCATCAAGGGTGTTGCAAAGAGTGCGTTCTCTAATGAAGCAGAAGAAATGGCAAATAAGATTGTTCGCACAAGTTCGCGTCAATCATTCTCAGAGTACAATGAATTCTATAAAGCACTAGACTCAGCAGCCAAAGCAGGCAAAAAAGCTGGTGACCACATTGAAGTTGGTGGCAAGAAAGTAAAGCTAAAGTCAGATCCAAAAGAAATTCACAACCTATCAGACGCAGAGATGGATAAAATCGATGCACTAGCACTACGTCTGAACGAAAAAAGTTGTTCATCAAAATATAAAAAATAACTATTGACATAAGAACACCTCTGTGTTATATTAAAGGGAACTCAAATAGAGTTCCTTTTTTTATGACCTTATGAGGAGATTAACACATGTCATTAGATACTATTTCAAGCGAAGAAAAAGCAAAACTAAAGCAACTTGTAGACGAAGGATGTTCTGTACTACAAGAAGTAGACGACCTTAAAGGCGGACTACGTGATACAGTAAAAGCAATCGCTGAAGAACTAGATATTAAACCCGCAGTACTTAACAAAGCAATTTCACTTGCACATAAAGCAAATCTTCAAGGGGCGAAACAAGACTTCGAAGATGTTGAAACTGTTCTACAAACTGTAGGACGCACACTATAAATGAGTTATGTAGACGCATATTACAATAAAGATAAAGATATTGTGCAAGTCGTTGAACGTGTCAACGGCAAGCGCATTTATCAAGATTATCCTGCGTGGCGTACATTCTATGTACGTGACGATAGGGGTTCTCATACAAGTATTCACGGCGAGAAAGTACGTCAAGTAAAAGTGAAACGCTTGAAGGATATGCATAAAGAGCTACGTATAAACTCAGATAAGAAGATTTACGAGAGTGATATTAAACCAGAAGTTCGCTGTCTAGCGGAGAACTATCTTGGTAAGGACTCTCCTGAACTGAATGTAGCGTTTTTCGATATCGAGGTGGACTTTGATGCTGACCGAGGCTTTGCCCCGCCAGAAGATCCGTTCATGCCAATTACAGCGATTACAGTTCATCTACAATGGCTAGATCAACTTGTAACGTTTGTTATCCCGCCTGAGGATATGCGCGATGGTGAGGGACTAGAAGAAGCACAACGCTTGTGTGATAAATTCGAGAATACGTTCTTGTATCTATCAGAAGCAGATATGCTTAACGACTTTCTAGCTCTTATCGAAGATGCAGATGTCCTCAGTGGTTGGAACAGTGAAGGTTTCGATATTCCATATACTGTCAATCGGATTATTCGTATTCTAAGTAAGTCACACTTGCGTAAACTATGTTTGTGGGACTTGATGCCGAAGTCAAAGATGATTGTCAAGTATGGACGCGAACAGCAAAGCTATGTATTGTCTGGTCGTATTCACCTCGATTATCTTGAACTGTATCGCAAGTATACATATCACGAAATGCATTCATATTCACTAGATGCTATTGGCGAGTATGAAGTAGGTGAGAAAAAGATTGCATATGAAGGTACACTAGACCAACTATACAATCAAGACTTCTATAAGTTTATTGAATACAATAGACAAGACGTTGCACTACTTGACCAACTAGACAAAAAGTTACGTTTCATTGATTTGGCTAATGAAATTGCCCACGATAATACTGTTAATATTCAGACCACAATGGGTGCGGTTGCTGTTACTGAACAAGCTATCATCAACGAAGCACACAGACGTGGTATGGTTGTGCCAGATAGAAAGCGCCGTAGTTGGGATACAGAAGACGAAGATTACGAGCCTACTCTAGAGGAAGAAGCAGAAGCAGAAGCGCAGAAAGCGGCTGGTGCGTTTGTTGCAGATCCTCAAAAGGGTATTCAGCGTTGGGTAGCAGGTATCGATATTAACTCACTGTATCCTTCTATCATTCGCGCATTGAATATGTCGCCAGAGACTATTACTGCACAGCTCCGCCAAGATTATACAACAGAAATGATTTCATCACGTATTCAAAAAGGTCGTGGCGGCAAGAACAAAGGCTTTGGTGCAGCTCAAGCATGGGAGGATACATTCTGTACAGAAGAATTCCGTTTCATGAATGAGAAAGACAAAACGCATATGATGCATCTTGACATGGAGAACGAAGAAGTTCACCAAGTATCGGGAGCAGAAGCATATGACTTGCTTTATAACTCTGGTCTGCCATGGGCAATGAGTGCCAACGGCACAGTGTTCAAGCAAGACGTACAAGGGATCATCCCTAGCTTGTTAGAACGTTGGTATGCAGAGCGACAAGTAATTCAAAAGAAAATGCGTGAAGTTCGTGAGAACGGTGGCACCAGTGATGAAATCGCATACTATGATAAGCGTCAGCTTGTTAAAAAGATTAACTTGAACAGTTTGTATGGTGCGATTCTTAATCAGGGTTGTCGCTTTTACGATAAACGTATTGGTCAATCGACTACTCTTAGCGGGCGGTGTATCACACGTCACATGGGCGCCAAGACTAACGAAGTTATCGATGGTACATATGACTACAAAGGCAAGTCTGTAATCTATGGTGATACTGACTCTATCTACTATTCAATGTATCCTTCATACCAGAAAGAGATTGACAGTGGCGAGATTCAGTGGGACAAAGAGATTGCTCTTACGATGTATGATGAAATTGCAAATCAAGTGAATGCGAGTTTCCCAGACTTTATGAAAGAGTTCTTTAATTGTCCACGTAAGCAAGGTGAAATCATTGCCGCAGGTCGTGAAAACTTAGCAACGATGGCTATCTTTATTAAGAAGAAACGTTATGCAATGCTGATTTATGACGATGATGGCGTAAGAAAAGACGTAGACGGTAATCCGGGCAAAGTTAAAGCAATGGGCCTCGACTTGAAGCGCAGTGATACTCCAGACTACATGCAAAAATTTCTTAGTGAATGTCTGCTAACTGTTCTTACTAATGGTACACAAGATGACCTTGTTGAGATGGTTAAAGAGTTCAAGCAAGAATTTCGTGAGAAGCCTGGTTGGGAGAAAGGTACTCCCAAGCGTGTTAACAACTTGACTAAGTTCAAGAACGATGTTGCGAAATATAAAAAAGCACAGAATGCTGATTTCAAATTAACAAGTTCAGAAGATAAGCTACAGAAGCCAAGACTTCCTGGGCATGTTAGTGCAGCTCTTAATTGGAATACATTGCGTGAAATGAATAGTGACAAATACTCTGTTGAGATTACAGATGGTATGAAAACTATTGTATGTAAACTCAAAGATAATCCAATGAAGATTACAAGTGTTGCATATCCGATTGATGAAAGTCGAATTCCACAATGGTTTCAAGAATTGCCGTTCGATCATGACTTGATGGAAACAGCAATCATTGATAAGAAGATTGATAACCTTATCGGCGTTCTTAAATGGGACTTGAGTGCGGCAAGCACTAGTGAAACTTTTGATAACTTGTTTGATTTCTAATGGCTAAAAGAACACACTTAGAATTAGTACAGAACTTAGGCAGAAATGCTGCGTCGGATGAGTGTTATACTCCGCCTGATTCAGTTGAGCCACTATTGAAGTACTTAGATAAAGATGCGACATACTATGAAGCGACAAGCGGAAAGTCGGGTCTGATTGTAGAAGGGTTTACCAAGTTTGGTTATAATATCAAACCTAGTAACGGCAAAGATTTTTTTGAATGTGCGCCAAGTGATGTATATGATGGTATCATTACTAACCCTCCCTACTCACTAAAAGATAAGTTTATCCGACATTGCTATGATTTGGGTAAACCGTTTGCACTATTCTTACCAGTTGCAAGTTTTCAAGGCGCAGCACGTGGCAAGATGTTTATGGAACACGGTATGTCTGCATTAGTATACAACAATCGTGTTGACTTTACTGGCGGTGGATCCCCACCATTCGGAAACGCTTGGTTTATTCATGGTTTCTTACCGCCCAACACTATCTATTGGGTTGATAATCCATCTACAGCCAACCCAAGAAAAGAAAAAACAGACGATACAAGTGAGAAAACGTTTGACAGTCTGTTTGATTTGTGATAGCATACTTCTACTTAAATCAAATCAGTGAAGGGAAAAAATGAGACTAACTGATATTAAACTAGAGAACTACATAGGCACCGTACTAGAAGTTGAAGGTATCGGTGATGGCAAATATGGCAACGTAATTGAAAAATGGGCAGTGCATGATGTGCTAGGATTAGATAGTTATAATACTGGCGAAGGACCTGATATTCTCAATGGAGAACACAGTATTGAAATCAAATCACAAAGTACACATACTGATGCAAATGTTACAATAACTGGATTGACACCGTCCGATCTTAAAAGTTATGATAACTGGAGTAAATTAAAGAAGCAAAAAGCTAATAGTGATTTTATCTTTGTGACATACGATGCATACGATGGTGTAATTGAAATCGTAGATATGATGGTCATTCTTAGAAGTGAATTTGCTGATATATTCGAAAGAAAAATTCGATCTGCATTAGCTAGACCAGGCAAAACTATTGATGGTGTAATTGTCGAAACTGGAAAGTACCCGAGATTACGTATTACTCAAGATAGAGTAAAAAAAGATATCATACGTAAATCTAGTAAAGCAAAACATTCTACTATTGACTCACTGTTCGAAGTGTGATATAATAGTAATTAATAAAATATAGGAGAACGCAATGCGTGACATTTTAAAAGATATTGTGAAACACACACATTCGCTTGGTATCATCCAAGCAGCAAAAGTGACAACTGATAACGAAACAACAACACTAGATGCAATGGACGATGACCGTACTGTTGTGCTACGTGCAAAGCTACATGACCGTGTTCCAGAATTTGAAGGTAAGTTCGGTCTAGGTCGTCTTGGTGTACTAAATGGTTATCTCGGTTACGAAAGCCGTAACACAGAAAATGAAGTCGTAGGTACACACGTAGAGATTAATCGGGTAGAGCGTAATGGCGAAGAAGTTCCAGCAGAGTTCAACTTTACTATTCCAGGTATTCTGAATTCTACATATCGTGTAATCACCGCAGAACTTGTTGATGCACAGATTAAAACAGCAAACTTCAAAGGTGCGAAGTGGGATGTCGAGGTAATGCCAACACAGCAAGCAATCAAAGATTTGCAAACTGTTGCAGGCATTCTGAGTTCATACGATCCGCTATTTACAGTGCGCACAGTAGATGGCAATCTACAATTCACAATTGGTGATGCATCAACTGATAAAGCAGAAATGACGTTTGCACGTAACGTAAACGGCGAATTGAAATCAGGTTGGTCTTTCCCACTTGCAACAGTTCTAACTATCTTGAAGCTAGGTGATACATCGTCTATGAGCATTAAGATTTCAGATCAAGGTGCAATGGCTATTCACGTAGACTCAGGAATGGGCCTATATGAGTACATTTTGCCTGCTAAATCTGGTAATTAACCTAAATAATACCATAAGCAATTAATATAAGGATACAATAATAAATGGTAAAAGACTTAGGTAAAAACAATATCAATAGCGGATATGCAGTATTTCTGCCCGCTATCTCTAACTTCTATGTTCGCAAAGTATCACAGCACTATGCAGGTACAACAGACATGTTCCCTCCTGAGCGTATCCCTGAGGGGTTCGAGCATGGTCTGGATGGGCTAAACATCTTAGACAAAGATAAAGGCTATGTGTATTATTCACATGGTCTTTATTCTGCTGGTCACGCTGAACTAGATTTAGAAAAAACTAAAATCGAAGATGGAATGATTGTTAACCGTAATCGTGAAGACACAGTTCTAGTAGGGGATTCAGGCGGGTATCAGATTGGTACTGGTGCTTGGAAACTAGACTGGTCTTCATTCTATGATAAAGAAGGCGATTGGGCTAAAACACGTCATGGTATCATGGCGTGGTTAGAAGAATATTGTGACTACTCTATGACACTTGATATTCCGGGTTGGGCATGTTTGCCGCAATATCGTGATAAGAACGGTATTAAAAACTGGGATGAATGCGTAGATAAAACAATCTTCAATCACGAATACTTTATCAACAACCGTACACCAGGCAAGACTAAGTTTCTAAACACTTTACACGGTTCTAATTGGGACACTAGTGAAAAGTGGTATGAGAAAGTCAAGCACTTCAATGACAAGTCAGTATATGGCGACAGGGCATTTGAAGGTTATGCGATGGCAGGGGATCATGCAGGTGATGCGGAACTACTACTACGTAGACTTATTCGTTTACGAGATGATGGTTTGCTGGGACAAGCAGACCAATCAGATGTTTGGATTCATACTCTTGGTATTAGCGTTCTCCCATGGGGTGCTATGTTAACAGCAATCCAACGACAACTACGAAAGCATGTCAATCCAAACATTACAATCTCTTTTGATGCGGCATCTCCCTACATTACAGCATCAAAAGGGTTAGCTTATGACTATCCTGACTTGAATGGTAACGCTTGGTCTTACAAGACTAAGAAGTTGAATTGGCGTCAAGATATCAGCAATGATAAACAACCCTGGTTGTATGAAGGGGAAATCGGCTCACGTTTGAATATGCGAGATATCAATTACATGCAACCCGGTATGCTAAATCGCAACAAAAAAGAAGCTAAATCAAGTTGGGATAGTCTAAGCTATATTTTAATTCAAGCACATAATGCTGAATATCATATTCGTGGTATGCAAGACGCAATACGCAGGTTCGACCATGAATACGAAATGTTGCATGATAAACTAGATATCAACAACATGAGTTTGGGTAAAACTAACGTACTATCCGATGTAGTCCCAGATAGAGTTCTATACTTCGCTAAGTTCGTAGAAGAATTGTTTGATCCCAAGACAACTGATCCTATGCAAATGCTAGGTGACTTTAAAGCGTTTCTACGTAAATGTGAAGGTTCACGTGTTCAGAACATTTCTACTACTCCAGACTTTATGGAGTTTGAAGAAGCAAATGTGAAGACCGAAGAATTTGTAGAAGCAGTTAAGGGCAAGAAGAAAGAATACGAAGAACCTGAAGGAATAGCAGACTTATTCGGATAAGGAGGTATATATGACACCCGAAAAGAAACAAGCACGACTAGAAAGCCTAAAAAAGAAGCACAGAGAACTTGACAACACCATCAAAAAAGAGTATAACTTACACTTAGATGTGAATCATTTAAAATCTGAGAAACTACGAATGAAATCTGAGATTTATGCTTTAGAGCGGGAACTAGGAGACAATGGGTAGTTATTATAACTATATGCTAACAGAAAGTAGAAAAGCAAACATGGAACAAGTAAAAGCAAACGCACAACGATGGATTTGGGTAACTTTCAAAAAAGAAGGTATCCACAAGTATCCAGCAGCACTAGAAGATCCTGCACTTGCTACTGGCGATGAATATGATGTTTCATTCTTGGGATATCCGCATCGCCATCAATTTCACTTTCGAGTAGCAATCAAAGTAACACACAACGATAGAGACATTGAATTTATTCAATTTCAACGTTGGCTAGAGAACTTGTATAAAGATGATGTTATTCAACTTGATTACAAATCATGTGAAATGATGTCTGATGATTTGTTCGATCAAATCGTTGCGAAATATCCCGGACGAGATATCAAAATTGAAATCTCCGAAGATGGTGAAAACGGAGCGTTGATTGAATATGTCTCTCAGTAATGAAATACAGGAGATGGTTCGGGTAGTTCCGGATCATCCTCAACCTGGTATTATGTATCAGGACATGGCAAGTATCTTTAATCATCCATCTGGATTGACTAAAGTTGTACAAGCATTTCAAGAACAGAATATCATCTATGATAGAATAGTAGGACTTGATGCACGTGGCTTTCCAATGGCTGGCGCATTAAGTGCTATTACAGGTAAACCGTTTGCAATGGCGCGCAAAAAGGGCAAATTACCCGGCGAGACTATTTTTACGGAATACGAATTAGAATACGGTACAGACGAACTACACCTTCAAAATGACTCAGTGTTAGACGGCGACCGTGTTCTAGTAATTGATGATGTAATCGCAACTGGTGGGACACTACTAGCGGCAACATCATTGATTGAACGATTGAATGGCAACGTAGTTGGTATTCTTTCGATTATGGACTTGACTTTTTTAAGCGGGTCTGATAAGTTGAGAGCTAAGGGTTATCCCGTGTTCTCAATATTAAGTGAGTAACTGGTAAAACGAATAGGAAATCTAATGTTATATCTTATAGACTTGGAGAGTGTTGAATCCCGCTACACAAAGCAATGGAAGACACATCTCCCCACATTGTTAAGAAGCAAAGGTATTGATGTTACTGTGATTGAAGGTCCAACTGATATCCCAGAAGCCACTACGCCCGGTGCATTTCTCAACTTTGGTGGTACAAATATCTATAAGAGCGCACAGTTAGAGAAGATAGCAAAGCTAATCTGCGATGGCGAAGTCAAGGATGGCGACTATTTTCTCTATACAGATGCGTGGAATCCCACTGTCATCCAGCTTAAATATATGGCAGAATTACTTGGGATAAAACTCCGTATCGGTGGATTATGGCATGCTGGCAGCTATGACCCACAAGATTTCTTAGGTCGTTTGATTGGCGATGCCCCATGGGTTCGTAAAGCGGAAATGAGTATGTATGATTGTTATGATGATAACTTCTTTGCTACTCAGTTTCATATTGATTTGTTCACAAATACATTCTGGGATGATGACCGCGATATCGACAGGCAACTGCTTCACTCTATTAGACAAGTGGGATGGCCTATGGAATACATTGAAGAGGATCTCAGTGAGTACAAGAATATGGCGAAAGAGGACATAATTTTATTTCCACATCGTATAGCTCCTGAAAAACAGCCAGAAGTTTTTGACTACATTGCTGAACAGATGCCAGAGTATCAGTTCATTAAATGTCAGGACTTAAACTTAACAAAGCCAGAATATCACACCTTACTTGGTAAATCCAAGTTAGTGTTTAGTGCTAACTTGCAGGAAACTCTGGGTATCTCAGTATACGAAGGCCTGCAGGTTGGTGCTATTCCAATGGTACCAGATAGACTTTCATATAGTGAAATGTGGACTGAACACTTCAAATATCCAAGTGAGTGGACTACATCATTAGAAGCAACAAAGAAAAATATTGAAAATATTAAAGCATATATTCATATGCAAATGTCAAAGAATAGTGACCTAACTTGGACAATGAATGAAGAACTACGTAACGTAGAAAAGTTCTATAGTGGCAATAAACTCGTTAGTTATATCCAAAAACACTCTGGATAAATACATATGATAGGGAGTGTCCCAGCTACCTATCATATATTGGGAGACACAATATGGCTCGTTACAGAGGTATGATTACCAACAATATCAAGTTTGATGCAACATTTAAAGTTCGCCGTTCAATCGACTTACGTGAATTGTCAGACTTTGGTTCAATCGCAGATGCCGCACAGGATTTACCAACATCAGGTGCAACACATCGCAAAGCAACTAGTGGCTCAACATCAGCAACACGTGGATATGCAAATCTATCAACAGTTGCAGATGGCGCAATCGTAGACCGCCAAGATATGGGTTCAATTGCTAACACAGCAAGAGACACATTAGGCTATAATGATGAACCTTACCTACACTAATATTTTTTAAATAAAGTATTGACAATCTAACCCACTTGTAGTATTATAATATTATGAGTGGGTTTTTCCATATCCATATCTAAAATAAAGGAACATAGTATATGACAAAGACTTCCGAAATTAAGGAACGCTTGATGGCAGAAAATATCAGGCATTGGGCAGGGGACAATATTAGTCAAGTCCTAGAACCCGGAGACAAAGAAATTCTAATAGATGAAGCAACAGATGCGTTTGAAGCTGTATTAGATGCACTACTAATCGATAGACATAACGATCCGAATAGTATGGGAACAGCAAAACGTCTAGCAAAGATGTACTTCAATGAGATTATGCAGGGTCGTTATGATCCAGCACCTAGCGCAACAGCGTTTCCTAACGATAACGGACATACATATAAAGGTATGTTAGTAGTTCGTTCTGAACTTAAATCAATGTGTTCGCATCATCATCAACCTGTTACAGGCATTGCATACATCGGTATCATTCCAGGTGAGAAAGTTATCGGACTTTCAAAGTACACACGCATTGCACAGTGGTGTGCAAGACGTGGTACGCTACAAGAAGAACTATGCAATGATATCATGCGAGAAATTATTAAAGCAACCGATAGTGAACATGTAGGTGTTTACATTCAAGCAACACATGGCTGTTGTGAGAATCGTGGCATTATGGCACATAGTTCACTTACACAGACAACAGTACTTAATGGTGGGTTCTTAGAAGATCCAAGTGTTAAGAAAGAATTCTTTGATAACATTAAACTACAACAGGAGTTTGCACCGCGATGAAGGATCCAAAAGTAACAGAGCTTGTTAAGCAACTCAATAAAGATATCATTGCTCTAAACAAAACTTGGGCAGAATTACATAAGAATGATGTTTATGTGCGTATGGAAATTGTTGGTGATTCCACATACGCAACGTTGAAATCTTTAAATGCAAAAGAAATCACACAACATGTTAAGTATGTTACAGAATCTAAGGAGATTAACTAATGGGTTATTATATTGCAGTGCGTCTTGCACAAGTGTTCATTGTAGCAGTGTTTGTAATGGGCATGGTTAGTTTAGGTATTGAACTTTACACAGGAAGGCTTCCGCTATGATTGATAAATTGATATATGTAACATCAGCTTTTATTATTATTGTTGGATTAGGCGTTTACATGGAGCATATCTGGAGTGATTGCCTAGAAGAAAACAGCTTTTTTACTTGTGTAAGGATGTTAAACAAATGAAACTAAGATATTCAGAAGCATTCTATTCACTACAAGGTGAAGGTATGTTTGTAGGAGTACCTAGTGTATTTCTGCGAACATTTGGTTGTAATCTACGTTGTCAAAATTTCGGACTAAATAAAGATAGAGTTAAATCTAGATATAACCCAGAAGTAGAACAACTTATTAAGGATGGGGTGCATGAGACTACAAAACGATTTGAAGACTTACCTATTATACACACAGGATGCGACACATATGCTAGTATCTATCCTGAGTTCAAGCATCTAGTTCATGATTCAACTATTGATGAAGTAGTAGAGCATTTGCTTTCTTTGACTCCTCAAGGTAAATGGACACAAGATGATGGACAAGATATCCATCTTATCCTTACAGGCGGCGAGCCGTTGTTAGCGTGGCAACGACTTTACGTAGAATTATTCGAACACCCACGTATGGCGGATCTTAAAAATGTCACATTTGAAACAAACACTACACAACCTTTACACGATGAACTGTACAATTATCTCAACAATTCAGACAGAATTACAGTCACATTTAGTTGTTCACCAAAACTCTCTGTTTCGGGCGAGTCTTGGGATGATGCTATCAAGCCTAACATTGCTAGTGAGTATTCCTGTGTTACTGATAGCAACATTTATTTTAAGTTCGTTGTTGCTAATCAAGACGATTTTGATGAAGTCGATAGGGCTGTTGATGCATACCGGGTTGCCGGGGTACAATGTCCAATCTATCTTATGCCGTTGGGTGGACGCAGTGAAGAATATTCCCTCAATGTTAAAGACGTGGCGGAAGCCTGCATGTCGAGAGGATGGCGATTCACTCCCCGACTCCACATCAGCTTATTCGGAAATGCCTGGGGGACTTAAGGAGAACGAACAATTGCGCAAAGCGATGGAAGCGCCCATCAACTATGAAAAAATAAGGAAACAACTATAATGAACCAAAACTATATTTTTACGAGCGAAAGTGTTAGTGACGGGCATCCTGATAAGGTCGCAGACCAAATTAGTGATGCTTTAGTTGATGCCGGGTTCAAGGCAGGCGATGAAACGACTCGTGTTGCTGTTGAAACACTTGTAACTACCAATCATGTAACATTGGCGGGCGAAGTAAAAAACTTTAACGTTTCTAAAGAAGAAGTTAAAGAAATCGTGCGCAACAAAGTTCGTGAGATTGGTTACGAGCAAGAAGGGTTTCACTGGGATAACTTAAATATCTATAATGAACTACATGAACAGAGTGCAGATATTGCACTTGGCACAGATGACTTTGGTGCAGGCGATCAGGGCATTATGTTTGGTTATGCATGTAACGACAATGATGCGTACCTTCCAGCACCTATCTATTATGCACATGAAGTGCTTAAAGAACTTAAAAGTCAAAGACAACATGTATTAGGTCCTGATGCAAAGTCACAGGTTAGTGTACAATACGATGGTGGGCGTGTACAACGCATCGACCAAGTTGTTATTTCAACACAACATGGCGAAGGGCAAGTGGAGCAAGCAAGAAATATTAGTAAACTTTCTGCAATGAATGTATTAGGAGATTTAATTGATAGCAATACTATATGGCATCTTAACCCTACTGGCAATTTTGTTATTGGTGGTCCTGATGGTGACGCCGGAGTTACTGGGAGAAAGATTATTGTTGATACTTATGGGGGGTTTGCTCCTCATGGGGGTGGTGCTTTTAGTGGTAAAGATCCTACTAAGGTTGACAGGAGTGCAGCATACATGGCACGGTGGTTAGCAAAGAACGTAGTAGCAGATGAAATGGCAGACTGGTGTAACATTCAGCTATCATATGCTATTGGTGTAAAGCAACCAACAAGTATCTATGTCGAGTCAAATGGCTACAGCAAAAGTATTGAGAAGTTTATTCGTGACAATATCGATTTAAGTCCCAAGGGAATTATTGATAGATTTGATATGTTTAACTTCTACAACTACAGTGAAAACTGTGTGTATGGCCACTTTGGCGACAAAGATGTACCGTGGGAAAAGATTGGCTGGTGATATGAGTTTTTATAAAACTAACGAAGAACAAGAAGTTATTTCAATTGATGAATTTACCAACGAATGGTATGACAAGCAAGATTATATCTTTGTTGATATCAGAGAAGAAAATGAAATTAAAGAAACGGGAGGCATTAAAAATGCCTTCCAAATTTCAATGTATGACATTCCAGAAAATATAGATATGGCGCCCACATATATTATATGCATTCTTATATGCGATAACGGCGCAAGAGCAGAACAGGTTGCAAAGTATTTAAAGAACAATGACTATAACAACATGTTTGCAATTGAAGGTGGCACAGAAAAACTATTTGAAGCACTACCAGAATTGAAGGGGTAATATGATTAATATACTAAAACCAAAGACTTGGTTCATGACTGATGAAGAAATCAAACGCAGTGACGCACGACAAATCACAGATGAAACAGAAATGGAATTACGTTTCTCTGAAATCGATTTAGAGTTTGGGAGGATCGCACAGGATGAACACGACAAAAAAGTAGCAACCTTAAATGGTGATCCGTATGTAAAAGTTCTTAATATTGATTTAGACGAAAACGCACCAGGTGCTGGCTTTTTTGAATTAGATTTCAATGAACATTTTGTTGAGTATCTTGCTAACAGTGGATACGAAGGTGTAGAACCAGATGAAATCGTAGACAATTGGTTTAACGATTTGTGTAAAAATATCGTACTGAATGATTTAGAAGATGAAGCAGGAGATCCTCGTAGCTTTGATGTAGCGAGTAAAGAAGGTCTAATCATTAATCGTTTAAAAACTGATAATGGCAATGCAGAATACTCTTGACATTATAACACTTACAGTGTAAGATAGAATCAAATTACAATAGAGGTTACAATGGCTACATTCATTCTTGTTGACAGTTTCAACATGTATCACAGAGCAAAGCACGTTGCAATGCGCGGCGCTGATATCGACATGAAAATCGGTATGGCATTTCATATTATGATGAACAGCGTCAAAATGTGTTACCAAAAGTTTCAAGCGGACCATGCAGTGTTTTGTCTCGAAGGACGTTCATGGCGTAAAGATTTTTATACTCCATATAAAGCACAACGCAAAGTAGCACAACAAGCTAAGTCCGTGCGCGAACAAGAAGAAGATGCAATCATGTTTGGTGCATATGATGACCTTGTTACATTCTTGCGTGAAAAGACTAACGTAACAATGTTGAGACATCAAGAAGCAGAAGCAGATGATATGATTGCTCTATTCATTGCATCGCACCCCAATGACCATCATATCATCGTAAGTAGTGATAGTGACTATCAGCAACTTATCTGTGATAACGTAACTATCTATGATGGTGTGCAGAACCGTATTATCACTAAAGATGGGTTCTTTAAAGATGATAAGAATATGACTCCTATCAAAGATAAGAAGACCAAAGAAGTGATGGGTGCTCCTGACCCTGAGTGGTTGTTGTTTGAAAAGTGCATTCGTGGTGACACAAGTGATAACATCTTTTCAGCATATCCTGGTTGTCGTAAGAAAGGCACTAAGAATAAAGTCGGGATGATTGAAGCATTCGAAGACCGTAATACGGGCGGGTTTAGTTGGAATAACTTTATGCTACAGCGTTGGACAGACCATAACGGTGAAGAACATGTAGTCCGTGATATGTATGAACGCAATAAGACACTCATTGACTTGACTGAACAACCCACAGACTTGAAAGTAAAGTTCATTGAAACTATCGCAGAAGAAAGTACTCCAAAGCGTGTCAATGGTGTTGGTCTTAACTTCCTTAAATGGTGTGGGGTGTGGGATTTACAGAACTTAGCTAAAGCTCCAGATGAAATGGCTGCCATTCTTAATAAGGCGTATCCGCATGATTAGATACATCTTTGATGTAGATGGTACGCTGACCCCTAGCAGAGGAGCGATTGATCCAAAATTTCTTCGCTTTATGTTAAAATTCTGCAAGGATAATTATGTATACCTCGCTACCGGTAGCGATGCACCAAAGACTATTGAACAAGTCGGAGACATGCTGTTTAACAGTGTAACACGTTCTTATAACTGTAATGGTAATTCTGTGTGGGAGAAAGGGGTTAACGTACATAACAACCCTTGGAAGATACAGGTTCCAGCACACCAAACATTGAGATACTGGTTAGAGAATACACAGTTTCCGCATCTTACAGGCACTCATATCGAAGAACGTCCTGGCATGGTCAACTTCTCAATTGTAGGTCGAGGTGCCAATGCTGAACAACGTGCAGAATATGTAAAATGGGATAAGCAATATAATGAACGTGATAACATGGCATTGTATATCAATTATAATGATGATGAATTTAAAGGGATAACTGCTACAGTCGGTGGTGAAACTGGCATCGACATTGCTCCAACTGGATCAGATAAAAGCCAAATACTTAAAGATTTTACAAAGTCTGATACAATTATATTCTTCGGTGATGCTATCTTTGATGGCGGAAATGATTATACAATTGCACAAGCAATTAAGAAAAAAGGTGTAGGCAGAGCCCATAAAGTATCTGGTTGGGAAGAAACTTACAAAATACTAACAGATGTATACAGTTGAAATCGTAAAAGATAGATTTTGGATCGTAGAAGATGCAGGAATAAAACTAGGTCTTATACGTAAGACTCAGTCTTCTGACTTTGAAGTTATCATGCAGGATGCTCTAGCTATAGAAACTCTACCATTCGATGCCCTTACTTCAAAGTACGGAAGTAAAATACTAGAATCTAAACAAGTCAAAAAGATTGAAAGCGTAGAATACGGCAAAGATATTGATGAAGTTAATGGCGTTCCGGCCAAACACAAAGCGTTCAACAAGCAATCAGTTGTTATAGCAGAAAAAAATATTCCAACATATACTAAAACTGAGAAATCACAAGTTGTATACGCTGCAGGATATTATGGATTAAAATTCCCAGAAGCAGGGTGGAAGAACGCATACTGTGTGAAACTAGAAACATTATATAACTACGTATTCATCGGTCCATTTAAATCCAAGACACAATTAGAAGCAGAGATCCACCGTGCAAACATTTAAAAATATAAAGAACTTTTTGGCAGTTGTTAATCGTGCTACACTCAAGGGAGAAAAGCACATTCGCATGACAACAGATGACGCAACAAAGCTACATACAGAGATTAGTTTACTGTTGCTAGAACTAAAAGAAAGTGAGCGACCCGCTCGTATAACAACATTAGACGGAGGAAATTTCTAATGCCAGACTTTAACGCAGTAATGATTATTGGACACTTTGTAGTAAGTGTATTCAACGTTCCACTAGGACAACCATTGTATCAGTTTGTTCCATTTCCAAATATGGAAATCTGCCAGGAACATGTACAGTATCAAGTGACCCCACAAACAGGACATCAAATGAGTCTTGAATATAAAATGTATAAGAATGCACAGTGTGTAACACGTGAAGAATTTGAAGCGCAAATGAAGCTGAGACAGCAAGCACCGGTTCAACCACAAGATATCATACCAGATACTACGCCAGTCGTACCAAAAGGATGGGACACAAAATAAAAGATAAATACTAAGTAATAATAACTTAGGAAACAAGTATGGCATTTTTTAAAAAGGTAGTAAACTTTATCACAGACGCAATTAAGTCAACATGGATTTATACAAAGCTAGTATATGTCATAAAACGCCCACTATTATTAGTTCTAGTACTACTAGTTGTAGGACTTTCTTACAATCAAGGACGTATATACTATGAGCAATATGCAGAAGAATACAAACGTCTAAATTCTGAAAAGAAGGAAGAGGCGGAAGATACATCTGATAATCTAGTGTTTACAAAAGTAGATGACTTTTTGTATATACTAACAGGTTCAGTAGGCGAGGGCGACTGTGATAGAATTTCTCCACAAATGCCATCAGATTTCACTCTTATTTTAGAAAGCCCAGGCGGCAATCTTGCAGAAGGTTCTTGTCTAGCGGCACATATCAAGCTAAGAAATGTTGTTACTGTTGTACGTGATACTCCAGTAATGAATTCAGAAGGAAAAATAATCTATGCACCGGGCACAGTAGGTGCAGAGTTAGGAATTGACCATCTAAAAGATAAAGTAGTATGCGCATCAGCATGTGGTTTACTATTTCTAGGTGGTGATAGACGATATCTTATGGGAGATGTTTGGTTCGGTATTCACGGTCCAGGAACTCCAGCAGAATTTATCGGTAAAATGAATCCAATGCAAGCTGAATCCGGTGCATACCGTACTGCTTCTAACTTACTAGGGTTACTAGAACGACTGGGCGTTGAAGATCCAGAAGTTCGCAAACTATTTGTTCAGATCCCAAATCAAACGATGTATTGGTTAAAGCCAGATGGCATTGAGATTAAACCAAATCTTATCAAACTAGCTACTAACTATGTAGATTTTTGGGGCTTAACAACGGCGACATTGGATCCAGTCTAAGTCGCTCTAACGGAGGACTAAACAATGCTAAAGAGTTTCTTTGCAACGTCCGACCGTGCATTGTATGCTTGGCTAATGCTTGCTTGGCTTCTATTCATCGGTTGGTATAACGTACAAATTCTCGTATACTATAACGCATGGAACCGAGAGTTCTATGACGCAATACAAACACTACAAGAAGAAAGATTTTGGCAACTGTTCTGGAGCTTTGATCTAGCACGGTTCATTGATTTTTTAAATTTTAATATGGATGAAACAACAACAGTACCAAGTTTCTTAGAAATCTTGCTTATCTATGTACCAATGGCAACATATGCTACGTGGCAAACACAAAGATATACATTTGCTTGGCGCGAAGCTAATACATACTACTATCTGCGCCGTTGGGAGGGTTCAACAGCACAGATTGAAGGTGGGTCACAACGTATCCAAGAAGACTTAATGATTTTCGGTAAGACTCTACAATCACTGTTCTCAGGATTTGTAAACAAGATTTTCATTCTAGCGGCTTTCATTCCAGTACTATGGACACTAAGTGAAGGACTGCCTATCTGGAACGGTCAGATTATTCCTGGCTTCTTAGTATGGGCGGCGCTAACAATGAGTATCGGTGGTACACTACTATCATTCTTACTAGGTATCAAACTACCAGGTCTAGAATATCGTAACCAAGTAGTCGAAGCTAAGTTTCGTAAGAAGCTAGTGTATTCAGAAGATGATTTTGCAGAACGTGCAACCGCAGACTTGTTCCCAATGTTTGCGAGTGTTAAACGCAATTACTATCGTCTATTCAACTATTACATGGGCTTTGGGATATGGCAAACAGGCTTCTCACTATTAGCTGGTAACGTTGCTATCATCGTACTAGCACCAAGCTACTTTGCTCAGTTAATCACATTCGGTGTTCTTATTCAGGTGCTTAACGCATTTGGTCGAGTAGAGGGCGCATTAACATTCTTTATCGATAGATGGACGACAATCGTTGACTTTCAATCAGTTATCAAGCGTTTGAATGAATTCAACCGCGCACTTGATGAAGCTGATAAAGAATCAGCATAACAACTTAATTATACATTGGGCGTCTTTAAAAGACGCCCTTTCCATCATTGTGACACTTTTCACACAAGCATATACTACAAAATACATTTATATACGTAGATAACTAGTCAAATTAGATAAATATACTTAACAATAGAGTACTTATTGAGGATGATACTAATATGGCAAGACCAAAGCCGACTATAATTCTAGAACATACAGACAACAAGACATACCGCAGTGAGCAAGTACTCAAGGCAGATGCCGTCTATGCAGTGTTCTATAAAGGAGAGGCTATTAACTTACGTAGTCTAAATTCACTAGTTAACTTTCCGGGACCAAAGTATAAAAAATGCTCCTTCTCTAATCCTGGACATGCTATTAATTTGGCAGAACGTTTGAATGACCTATTCAAGTGTGACGATTTTGAAGTTTTCATTTTGACCAAGGGCGATAAACTAGAACCTACCTAATGAATAAACTAGAACTAATACAATATCTAAACGATAATACTAAAGGTAGGAAAGCCGGGCGTAAAGAATTTAAGATGAATGATATTTTCATTAGTTCAACTAGAAATTCAACCAACTTCCGTTTAACACGTTATGGTAAAGATATAGTAGAAAAGCACTTTAGAGCATACAAAATTAATCTAACAACAAAGAATACAGAAGTAGGTTCAAAGATTATAGCAATTGATCGCTATATGAAGTCCCCATATTTCTTACATAACGCTACACTTGTAGTATACGAAGAAGGTGTGGCAGCAGAACTTTTACTATTAGATGGCGACTTCGATCTTTGGGTTGAAAACAAAACTTGACAAACTAAACGAATCATACTATAGTAATTAAGTAATCAAAGAGAGGAACTTAATTATGTATACTGTTGAGTATCGTTACTACAATTTTCCTAGCAAAACAAAAGAATTCAAAACGTATGAAAGTGCGAAGAAATTCTTTTACTACATCAGCAAACAAAATGGTGTAAAAAAATCTGAATTGTCCGGTGCTTAAAACTTGACAAATCAGCGAATCATGCTATATTAATTAAGTAATCAGAAGAAAGAGAGAATCATATGTTCGATAATTTTTACAACGATTTGGTCTCATGTGCATCTAATGCAGAGAATACAAACAGTGACGGTACCGTTAACTGGAACTTCGTTGATAGTGATATGTTCGAAAAGTATCAAGTTCTACTAGATGGCGAAACATACTCTACATACTTCGATAAAGCCGCTGATATTGTTGAGAGTGCTGTTTAAAAACTTGACAAATCTTGCGAATCACGCTATAGTATATAAGTAATCAAACAAAGGAATACAAAATGTCTGCAAAAGTTTCAACACACGATATGGATGTTCGTTTAGTTCGCCCGAGCGATATTCGTTCAGAAATTAACTACGCTATGAATCGCAAGCGTCCGGTCTTCATTTGGGGTCCTCCTGGGATTGGTAAATCTGAGATTGTTGACTCAATCACACAAGAGCGTTCAGGTTATATGATTGATATGCGTCTTGCTCTTATGGAACCCACTGACTTGCGTGGTATCCCAGTGCCTAATATGAACACGGGCTTGATGGAATGGCTTCCGCCTGCTGACTTGCCTACTCAAGAACTCGCTGATCAATTCGAATGTATTGTTCTGTTTCTTGATGAAATGAATCAGGCTCCTCAATCTGTACAAGCTGCTGCTTATCAGCTAATTCTTAATCGTCGGCTGGGTAACTATCGTCTTCCTGACAATGTTCTAATCGTTGCTGCAGGTAATCGTGAAAGTGATCGTGGCGTTGCGTATCGTATGCCTAGTCCGCTTGCTAACCGTTTTGTTCATCTTGAAATGACAACTGACTTCGAAGATTGGCAGACATGGGCGTTGCAAAACAATATAGATGCTGAGGTTGTAGGTTACGTTACTGCTAACAAGATGGATCTGATGAACTTTGATCCTCGTACTGCATCACGTGCTTTCGCTACACCTCGTTCATGGACATTCGTTTCACAAATGCTTCCGATGGAAGGTGAGCAAATCACAGATGGTCGTTTACACGACTTGATTGCTGGTACAGTTGGTGACGGCATCGCTACTAAGTTCATGGCACACCGTGCAATTTCAGGTAAACTTCCTAACCCAACAGATATCTTGAATGGTACTGTTAAAACACTAGGTAAAGAAGGTAGTGAAATCTCTGCAATGTTCTCACTGACTGCTTCACTTTGCTACGAACTACGTGACTTTGTTGACCGTAACGGTAAAGACAAAATGGACGAGTTGTACAAAATGGCTGACAACTTCTTCCGCTTCATGATGGACAACTTTGAGACAGAAATGACCGTACTTGGTGGTCGTACTGCACTGAAAGTTTACAAACTTCCTCTCGAACCTCGCAAAGTTCCTTGCATCGAGGAGTTCTTCAAGAAGTATGGTAAACTAATTATCGAGGCACATAACGCTTAATTGCAGACTAAGCGTTATAGCAAAGGGAGAGGTCTTGACTTCTCCCTTTTTTTGTAGTATAATAAGAACAATGATATATCAAACATTTAAACAAACTGCAAAAAGATTTCCAAATAAGGATGCGCTTATTTGCGGTGATAAAACATATACATATTCAGAACTAGCAGCAAGTGTTGATAACCTGATTGCTGTACTTAGTACCGCGGTAATGCCAAATGAACGCATACTGTTTGCAAGTGAACGTTGGCATAACTATGTGAGAATGGTTCTGGCATGTGATGCTCTAGGTGTCACATTTATGCCGACATATTATGATTTACCCAAAGCAGTTATTGACGATATATCCGAAGCGAGTAAACCAGACCATATCATTCTAAATGAAGATGATGCTAGTAATCTTAAACCCCATAATAAGGGATTAGTTTGCGTTAAGGGAAAGGAATACGTTTATACTGTTCTATTCACTAGCGGTACTACAGGAGCGCCTAAGGCTGTCGCACATAGCAATAAGGCGTGCTATGATGCTTGTATACAAAACATCGAAATATTCAGTATGAATTCAAATGATGTTATTTTAGCACAACTCCCCCCGCCGACAGTAGCAGGATTATACTTATTCCCACTACCAGCACTTATGATAGGTGCTACTGTTGTTATGGAAACATTTAGCCCAAGACGTTATGCAGAATTAAATCTAACATACAAACCAACAGTTGGTATTATTGTTCCAGCAATGATTGTTGCTATGAATAGAGTGCGCAGTTGGCATGAACTTGATATGTCACACTGGCGCGAACTAAGTGTAGGCAGTACGGTCATCCCAGAAGAAATGCTAAACATGTTGTTTGACAAGGGCGTTCCTGTAATACGTGATTTGTATGGATGCACTGAAACTCACGTCCCACCGTTTACATATCTAATTGAACCAGATACTCAACACAAGTTACAATTAGAATGCACCCCAAACTATCAATACAAACTTGATAGATATGGAGTTATGTGGATCAAAGGTTCACCTGTAATGGTAGACTATCTAAATGATGATGCAAAGTTTGACGAATATGGGTACTGGTGCACCGGAGACGTATTCGAGCGTAGACACAATAAGCTATTTTATAAATCACGCCAGAAAGATTTGATTAAAGTGAATAGTTATAATGTATCACCAGTATCAATTGAGAATGCAATCATGGTGTTTCCCGGTGTAGAAGAAGTATGTGTGACGTTTAGAAGTAGGGAAATGTTAGGAGAATGTGAGATTGTCGCACTAGTAAAGTCTGAAAAAGAGATAAATATAATTGAGCTACAATTATCTATCAAAGATAAATTATTCCCATATGAAATCCCCAAAGAAATTATCGTAGTAGACGAACCTTTAGTTCGTAATAGAATGGGAAAAATCCAACGAGAACAAAATAGAGAGAAATTTGTATTATGAAATCGCAAGTTAAAAAGATTGTTGTTTTAGGAGGTGGTGCCGCTGGATGGTTCACTGCTGGTTATCTAAAGCAAAAGAACCCAGAAATTGATATCACACTTATCGAAAGTCAAAAGGTAGGAATTATCGGTGTAGGCGAATCTACTATTCCACAACTAGGTGATTTCTTCCGAGAAATGGGAATCCAAGAACGTGATTGGATGGCATCTAGTAACTCAATCTACAAACTTGGAAATAAATTTGTTGGTTGGAACAAAGAAGGTAATAGACATCACGTAACAAACCATTGGCATTGCCATCAGGAAGATGAACAATACTTTACATTTTCTTGGACACTACCAGAAAAACATATCAAAACTAGTTACTACAATCAATTGACAACTGATGATTATTATTATAATTCAGATGGTGCAAATGGCGTAGATGATAAATGGAATGATTATTGGTTACAATCTCTACGTGATGGAACTTCAAACGCACGTGAAATGTCAGAAGATTTAATGGAAGCTACATTCTTAATGGAGAATAGAAAAGCACCATTTGATATGGATGATCATCAGATGATTGGATCTTACAATTCATATGCTTGGCATGTTGACGCAGAACGTTTTCCAGAAATCGTTAGAGATAGAGTTGCGCTACCAGCTGGTGTAAAACACATATGGGGGCATGTTGCAGATATTCAAAAAGATGAACAGGGTTACATTACTAAATTAGTACTTGAAGATGGAACAGAACATGAAGCAGATTTATTCTGTGATGCAACCGGATTCAATCGTATTCTGACCGGGACAATGGACAATGGTTGGCATGATTACGAGCATATTTTTACACGTGATGCTATTGTTGGGCCAGTAAAATACAAAGACGTTTATAATGAAATGCGCCCGTATACACAATCGTATGCACAGGATCATGGCTGGAACTTTATCATCCCTCTATTCAATCGCATGGGATCAGGTTACATCTTTGATAGTACAGAAATCTCACCAGAACAAGCAATGGAAGATTTTAAGAAGTATTGGGATGGATATGAATTTATCAAAGAGCCGCGTCATATCTCATGGGATTCAGGCCGTATGGAAACTCCTTGGAATAAGAACGTTGTGGGTGTTGGTATGGCAGGTGCCTTCGTTGAACCAATGGAAGCTAACTCGTTATACGTAGCACAGGCATCTATTCAACTTATTAATAGAATCATCAATCGTGCAAAAGAAGAAGATCCAGTAATTACAAATTCACAAATTCATGCATTCAATAAGAATATGTGCAAACTAGAAGATGGCATAGCTGACTTTATTTCCTATCACTTTACACTTTCTGACCGTGAAGATTCTACATTTTGGAAAAAAGTTAAGCAGTACGGAATCGACCACAATCACAAAGAAGCAAATTGGGAACACTACCGTAGACCCGTTAACTTCTTAGGCAACGGCGTATACCCGGACCAAATGTGGGCAATGCTTGGTGTATATATGGATAAGTTTGATGACAGTGTGGAACTACACACCAAACCTGAACTAATGGAGATGGCAAAGATTAAATTTGATTACATTCATAAATCAAGTAAAGCTATTGGGAACTATGCGCCACACGCATATGATTGGCATCGTAAATTCTTATATGAAGGTAAATCATATGAAACTGTACTTGCAGAAGCATTAGCTAAAGCGAGTAGGAATTTATATTAATGATATTAGAAGAATTCGTAGGGGCGAATGGGCTAGAATTTAGGATAGTTGAATGTGGTTCTTCTCATATGTCCGATATCAAAGAGTTTTGCAAAGCATGTAAAGACGATGGTTTCCAAAATAATTCTAGTTTATCTGCGTTAAAAATTGGTAAATGGGGTAGAGAAGAAAAATGGTGGGCAGTATACTTTAATGATAAGATCATTAGTTTAAGCGGCGCGCATTACTTACCACATCTGCATAAGGATTGCTATGTAATTGCTTATAGACTCGCAACGTTAGATTCATTTAAAGGTATGGCAAATGATATCATGTCTAGTCGTATGTTAACATGTTTTGGTATGGGTAGGATGTTACCGCATATGGCTGATTGGTGCAAATTACGTGGTGCTAAATATATTGTTATGACTTTTAACTCACCCGACAACGGATCAGATCCGAGTGGTACTATGCACAAAGCACACAGAGTTGCTCACATGGTACTACCGAAAGATAACAAATTTACATTACTGTATAGAGATATTCCACTATATGGTACCAAGCAAGATGTTTGGAAATTAAATTACCGAAACTTTATCACAATGGAAGAACTATGACAATTTTTGTAGAAAACGTTTCTATGATTACCCCATTTGGGCTTACAAATTCATCATGGGATAATATTTGTAACAATAATGTTGCATATAATACACTTACTAGATTTGATTCAAGTTCTAGTAGATACATACGTTCTAAAGTGGCTGGTGAGGTTAACTTTAGTGCAGAAGAACACACGATTTTATCCGAAAATGATAAGGATAGATTACCAGAATATATGCAATGGGCATTAGCGTTGACAGAGGAACTGATCGGCAATAGGGAATTGCCATTGGGACGTACTGCTGTATTAGTATCTCCGGGACTATCGATATATATCGAAAGTGTGGAAGCAAAAAATGCAAATAGAACGAATAGTTTTACTTTCTGTTCAAATATGACTGCACACAATATTAATATTAAATATGGATTTACTGGACCTAGTGCTATGACCATGACTGCATGTAGTACCGGAATGTATAGTATTATTCTAGGGTGCATGTTATTAGAAACAGGACAAGCAGATTATGTTATTGCAGGCTCAGTAGATAAAAGTGTTTCATTTGATTCCGTAATGCAAATGGGAAAATTAAGGGCATTGTCTACTCGGTACAATGATGCTCCGAAATTAGCAAGTAGACCATGGGATACAAAACGTGATGGACTTGTAATGTCCGAAGGCGGAGCATTGTTCTTATTAACAAATAAAAAAACAGAAAATACAATTTGCGAGATTGCAAGTTATGCAATGAACAATGATGCGTATCAAGTTGTTGCGCCGCATCCCGAGGGTACATTAATTGAACGTTGTATGAGCGATGCCGTAATGAAAGCGGGACATGCACCTGATTTAATTAACGCACATGCTACAAGTACACCTATGGGAGACTATATTGAAATTGATGCTATCAGACGCATTGGTTTAGGCGATATGCCAATAACTGCAAACAAGTCACAGTTGGGTCATTCTATGGGTGCCGCAGGTGCAATAGAATGCGCACTTAGTGTACTTTCATTAAAAAATAATATAATCACACCATCGATAAATATTGATAATATAGAAGACGGTTACGACATTAACTATTACAGCGAGTCTAAAACACAAGAAATAAACTCTGTAATGTGTAACAGTTTCGGCTTTGGTGGCACAAACGCAAGTATAATCTTTAGAGAATAAAATGCATAACACACAAAAAATACTATTCTTTCATCATCTAGCGATTATTGCCGGTCTGTTATACTATGGTTTTAATATACAATATGCAGTTCTAATACTAATCGGCTGTATCTTGTGGGCATATATCGTAGGTCATAAGGGGCTACATATATATCTTGCACACCACGATTACAAAGATAACATAAAAAGTTATCTATATACTATAGGTGCTTTGGTCACTGGTGTTGGCTCTCCATTAATGTTTGCTGCAACACACCGACAGCACCACAAATTTCACGACACCGAAAAAGACCCACATTCTCCAGAACATATTGGCTGGTTAAATGTGTGGTTTATGAACTACAATTCTCAACACATATCTCCTAGACTAGTTAGAGATTATCTAAAATCAAACTTTCAAAAGTTTATGAATAGACACTGGATGAAATTGACAGTTGCTATGATTGTCGTTCTGGGACTAATAGACCCGAGAATTGTTTGCTTCATTATATCACCTTTCAGCGTCTATACTTTCCATGGTTCATCTGCAATCAATGTATTCGGACATCTTAATGGTTCGCCTAGAAACTCAAAAGAAGTCCTATTTTGGAATCCATGGGACACAAAGCATAAGGAACACCACGAATGGAAATAAAAAATAACGTAACGGCCTCGAAAAAGGGCGTTTGAACTTTCAAGATTTATTCAGAAACAACCCTAAAATATGGATGCCAATAGCAGAACTGCTAGACAATGTTTTAACGGTAGGAATAAATGATAGATTTATACGTGCAGAACGTGAATACATTTTTGCATACTTTTCAAAAGAAAACATGTGCGTCTTTTGTTATGAACACCATATAGAATTTGCATATGATTTAGGTTACAATGATAGCATTGTTATTGAAAACTTAACTGACAGAGACGCACTAGAAAATATATTTTGGATTAGAAATATTGCATTACTAGTGAACACTGCTATAAAAGAGTACGACATAACACAAGTTAATCCCACAGATAAAAAACTAAAAGACACTACTATTAAAGAATATGGATATAACTTCAAAAAAAGCATAGGAAGATAAAAACAAAGCAAACCACGAAGATGCGAAATATTTTGCTAAAAAAACTTGACAATATCCTCACATGTGTTATATTAATAGAGTAGTCAGAAAAGAGGACGAATCATATGCAAATCGAACCTAAGAAAATTATAACAGAAGACGATTTCAATGCAGTACTAGATGATCTGCTTAAAGAAAACGGCATCGAAGTTGACGAAAATTCAGAAGAACCTGTAGTGTTTGAATACACTGATACAGAAGTCAAAGAAATGATTGTATCAGGTCGTGTACGCATGTTGATTAAGCATCCGTTTTTCGGTACTCTCGCTACACGTTTGAAGCTAGTCGAAGCTGAGTGGTGTCCTACTGCGGCTGTTGACGGTAAACACTTCTACTACAACTGTGATTTCTTTCGTACACTGACTAGCGAAGAAATTGACTTTGTTGTAGGTCATGAAGTAATGCACTGTGTGTACGAACATTGTGGTGAGTCTGGACGTTTGATGGATTACAAAGATGAAAATCGTGATCCTAAACTATGGAATATCGCAGCCGATTACAAAGTAAATCAAGCATGTGTAGAATCTAAAATCGGTGTTATGCCTAAAATGGCTCTTTATGATAGAAAGTATTACAAACAATACACTGAGGAAATCTATGCTGACCTACTTCAACAGAAGAAAGATGGCAAGGACTTCTCAAATACAAACACACTTGATGAACACTTGTTCGGCGATGGTGAAGGTTCAGGCAAAGATGGCGAAAATGATCCTACAGGTCGTAGCGCGCCTATCAAAGTTTCTAAAGAAGAAGCTAAAGCTATCAAAGACCAGATGAAACAAGCTGTACTACAAGCTGCACAAGCGGCGGGGGCAGGCAATCTACCAGGTGATGTTAAACGTATCATCAAGGAAATGACAGAGCCAAAGATGGACTGGCGTGAGCATTTGAACCTTGCAGTTCAATCATCACTAAAATCTGACTTTACATGGATGCGTCAATCACGTAAATCACGTTCACTAGGTATCTATCTGCCTGGCACTGACAATGATTATCAAGTAGATGCCGCAATCGGTATTGATGTTTCAGGTTCTATCTCGCATCAAATGATTCAAGATTTTATGGGAGAAATCTCAGGCATCATGGATCAGTTTCAGGACTTTCGTTTGCGTGTATGGACATTTGATACACAAGTGTACGCAGACTCATACAAAGAATTCACACCGATGAATGCAGATGAAATCAAAGATTACGAAATCATCGGCTGTGGCGGTACTGATTTTGAATGTAACTTTAACTTCATGGAAGAGAACGATATTGTTCCTGACAAGTTCATCATGTTCACTGATGGTTACCCATTCGGTTCATGGGGAAATGAAGCATATTGTGATACGCTATTCGTTATTCACGGGTCAGATCATATCATCCCACCATTTGGTGACCACACTTACTACTCTAACTAAAAGCATAAATATTATCATGAGCGATACATTACTCTTGAATGCTGATGGCGCGCCACTAAGCATCACTCCACTTTCAACACTCACGTGGCAAGAAAGCATTAAACTAATATGGTTGGATAAGATTAATGTACTCGAATGGCATAACGATTGGGAGGTACATTCTCCCAATCATACGTTGCTTGTACCAGCAGTTATATCAGTACGTGATTACGTTAAGAGTGCAGGTGATGTTAATTTCTCACGCAAGAATATCTTTATAAGAGATAATCATAAATGCCAATATTGCTTACAAACATTCAAAACATCAGAACTTACCCTAGACCATGTCATTCCTAGATCCAGAGGCGGTAAGACAAGTTGGACAAATATCGTAAGTGCATGTAAAAAATGCAATCATGCAAAAGCGAATAGAATGGATATTCGCCCAATAACAATGCCGAAACAACCCAATCTTTATCAGATGATAGGTAATAAGAATTTTACACTATCAATCAGACATGAAATCTGGCTCAAATACCTTAATTGGCCAGAAGAATTTGTTCGTAGAGTAGCATAACAATAAAAAAGTGTTGACAATCACCAAATAATTTAGTATAATAGTATTATGATTAGATATGTTCTATTCATATTATATATAATAATGAAATGACATCAACCTATAGGAGAATATAAAATGTCAGAAGAAACTCAAGTAGAAGCGCAAGTAGAAGCGCAGGCGGAAGCTCCAGCAGTAACAGTCAATGATTTGGCTAACGTATATGCAGTAATCGATCTTGCATCAAAGCGTGGTGCATTCCAAGCTGGTGAACTTTCAGCAGTAGGCGCAGTTGCTAATAAAATCAAATCATTTATTGATTTTGTACAAGCAGCACAGGCAGAACAGGCAGAACAAACAGAGGGCGAAGCACCAGCAGAAGCTCCTGCAGAAGGTTAAGATATGGCTTTTCTAAAACATGTCGGTAGACACGAAGGTACGGGACAACGTTTAAGTGTTGTCTTCCTTCAGTTGCCAGACGATAAAGAAAATGCACTTGTTGTATACAGTGATTCATTACCGGATCGATATCATGACGATTACATGCAGGCGGTAGAATCACCAGAAGGACAACAATCAGCAAACTTGTATGAAGTTCTTGGACGTAAAGTATTTTGGCATGGTACTACTATGCTTGATACATTGCACAAAGAAGGACACTTAGTGAAGATTCCAACAGGTTCAATTATTATGACACCTAATTCTAATACTAATGTTCCTCTAAATGATATTCTTGCACAAATGGATAAAGATGAAATGGAAATCCCAGCAACGAATGATACAACGCAGACTCCTGCGGAATCTCAAGTTGATGCAAATGTAGCAGAATCACAACAAGACGAGAATAAAGCAATTGCTCAAAATCTCTTGATCCAAGCTAATCTTCTACAACAAGATGCCGAAGCGAAACGTCAGGAAGCATATAAGTATGATCCTACACTAGCACCAAAGACAGAAGCAAAGCCGAAAGTACGTGTTACTAAAGCTAAAACATCTGACGCACCAAAGAAACGTGGGCGTCCGAAGAAGTCTGAGGCATAATATGTCAATCAAGCGTGGTAGCATTATAGACCGTATTAAGCAGGAACGTGAACGTCAAGTTGATATTCCTGGTAGCGAATTCGATGCAAACAACTCTCCGAATGATTGGATTGCAATTGCAACTTATTATCTTGCGCAAGAGACTAGACGTGCTACTATGCTTGAAGCACCAAGTTCGGTAGAATTTGAAAAAGAACTTATCAAAGCTGCGGCAGTAATTGTCGCAGCTTTGGAACATACAGAACTAATGAAAGAAGAAGGTAAACTTTCATAATGGATTTTGATAGAGACGGTGAATTTGATAGGCTCATGGAAGAAATCTTCCCTATGAGTATACCAGCGCAATTTGTTAAGTCAATCATTGTTAAGATGAAAAATGGACAAGACATTGAACTAACTGGAGATGAACTACTACACCCATTGCCAATGGCAGAGAATATGGGGTGGGATAAACTAGCATCACATTTCGAACAAATAGATGATATTGAAGTACAAATCGATGTAGATGGCATCAAAGAAAGTGTTGTTATGAATGTACAGAATATTCTTTCAAACCACTTTAATGACGGATCGGGGGGAACAATTGATTAGTATGATTTTTGCCTGTGACAACGCAGGCGGCATTGGATATAAAAATGGTCTACCTTGGCCTCATATTTCAGAAGACTTGCAACATTTTAAACGTATAACTGAAAACAGTGTAGTAATTATGGGCAGTAACACTTGGGATAGTCTTGGCGGGTTAGCACCTCTCAGAGGCCGTACTAACTATGTTATTACTGTGAAAGGATTGTCAAATTTTGCAGGTGCCTTCGACTGCTACGATTATACACAGTATACAATGGAAAACATTATCACTGCCATTGATTTTAGGCATCCAGGTAAGGACACAATTATCATAGGCGGTAAGAAGATTTATGACGAAGCATATAAGTATTGTGATACAATATATATGACAAGAGTTATGGATACATATAAGTGTGATACAGTGGTAGATACTGATATGTATCTAGATGGGTTCGAATGTCGCTCTACACGTAGAGTAGCAGGCGACCAGCATAAACCGTCTGTTTCAATTGAACGTTGGGAAAGAGCATGAGTAGTAATAACTGGAATGAAGATATGTACTTGGACCTTTTGCATACTGTATTACATACAGGTGAGCAAAGAGGACAAGAACGCACTGGTGTCGGTACGCGGGCACGATTTATGTCATGGTTAGACTTTGACTTACGCAATGGATTCCCACTGCTAACAACTAAGAAAGTAGCTTTTAAAAGTGTACTAAGTGAATTACTTTGGTTCATTGAGGGTTCACAAAATGAACGTAGACTTGCTGAAATTCATTACGGCAAACCACGTACCGAACTCAGAGGTAAAACTACTATCTGGACAGCAAATGCTGACAATCAAGGAAAAGCCCTTGGTCATTACAATAGTGAAGACAATAAGGACTTAGGTCCAGTATACGGTGTACAATGGCGTAACTGGAATGGTGTAGACCAACTTGCTAATGTAATTGAAGGTATTAAAAATGACCCACAGGGACGTAGGCATATTTTAAGTGCGTGGAATGTCTCTGACTTAGACAAGATGGCTCTGCCGCCATGTCACACATTCTCACAATTCTATGTAAACAATGAGAATGAACTTAATTGCAATCTATATCAGCGTAGTGCAGATTTGTTCTTGGGAGTACCGTTTAACATTGCAAGCTATGCTCTACTAACACATATGATTGCACATGTATGCGGACTTAAAGTTGGAGATTACTACCACACTATTGGTGATGGTCATATCTACAATAATCACGTAGATGCAGTTAACACGCAATTAGAAAGAGAAGCAAAGCCGTTTCCCAAACTAAAGATTATCGGTGAACATAAGTCTATCGATGATTTTACTATGGACAGTTTTGAAATTGTAGGTTACGACCCTGAACCGTTTATTAAAGCACCAATGGCAGTTTAGATTATTCTACTGTACTTAGGCCGTCTATAACATCTCCATCGATGACCATATCAACCGGATGTTTTTCTCCATAGAATTCATTTTGTTCCCAGCATTGGTCTTCTTCATTCCAATCAAACCAAGGGCTAACTGCTAATACATAGTTAGTCCTTTTATGCCCTGGCATCGGCTTTGCTACATATGGCCTGTGTGTTACATATGTATCCCATACATACCAATTTCCGGGAGTAAACGATTTTGTTCCGTAATCTTCTATTTCGATACCATATGCATTCTCTGGATTATCAAGTGCTAGGTTTATACGAAGTTCGTAAAACCAGCTTTCATCTCTATGCCATAAGTATTTGTTTGCATTCTCTTGCGTTGCTTTATCGTCAATGCCTTTAATTTGAGCAATACGACTACGCACGGGAGAAGACTTAATCCTATCTCTGAGAGTGCCCAGATATCCATGCCCAGAACATTCACTCCAATTCCTAAACCCCCATGTGTCTGGGTACGTATCTTTGTTGATACGTTCGCCTACATCTTTTCTATCTTCATACGTATCTAAAAGTTCACTTAGCATCTTATCATCAATTATACCATGTTGATGTAAGTACTTAAAGCCGTGATGCATACCAAACTCTTGAGTTTCGCTCCACAGGTCTTTATCTAAACGTTTTTCCATGATTTTTTCAAATAGTGAAAAGTTCTTCATAAACAGTTCGTCTGGGATATTATTTCTAGGATATCCTAATGTCTGTGCGTTCGATGGAATGTTGCCATATCTATATGTAGGATTAGTTACTAAACTTAATCCGCCATAATTAGAACTTCTAGCAAACTTTCCTTGATATATATTTAAAAACCCATACCAACCATACTTAACGAATGCATCTTCAATGCTATCTTTTAGTGCATCTATGTCTAACTGTGAATCTTTAAATTCAAACAGAACACCTTCTTTACTCGGTTTCATTGTTTTTGCATACTTGTCAGTGTCTAGTGTTTCTGCAATCCAAGCATGTACGGCTTTTCTGTCTGGGCAATCTTTTATATAAAATCTTTTCTTCATTTCTTATAACTCACATCACCTGGGTAGATCGGAACCATTGCACCAGGCGCGCGTTTTGGGATCTTACTATCTGCACTAGATACGCAACTATCTGAAATACATACCTTAGGTGCATCGAACAGTTTAAACCCGCTTTCAATATACCCTAGAGGCTCGTCGGAGCAACTGTAAGAGCGTTTAATAGACCCATCAGGTTCACGTATGATAATACCCTTAAACCCACTTGTGCAATCCCAGCCTTTAAACTTATTAAAGTTAAACGCATTGAAACGTTCTGCTTGGTCCATATAGTACTTGTCGCCCTTACTATCTTCAAACTCAACTTGCATGATAGGTGGGACGTTCTTATCATCACCGTTTAACATATCCATCTTATACATAGAACCTGTACGAGGTTTTGGACGCTTTGCTTTGATATCATTTGCTTTCGCAATAGTATCAGTATACGCACGTTGCGGCATACCGTTCTGCATCATCTTTAATTGTTCATCAGTATAACCATCTACAACACGTGACGCTGTAGGATCGGACTGAGGTTTTAGTGTAACATTGATGCCACGCTTATGAAAGTACATTGCATTGTCCCAATCTCTTTCGAACCACTCGGGGACTAGAACCATGTTAATTGTCACTTGCACATCGTGTTCCATACAGAACAACAGCTTATCAGCAAATTCTTCCTGCTTTGCATATTCACTGTGGAATGATGCAGTAATACTAGCACGATGAAACTTTGCAACAATATCACAATATGTCTGAAACCAATCCATCTTACGTGCCATATTTGTTGTCATATGAACAGAGGTATAATTAGTGTTATCGACATCATCAGCCAAATGCTGCAAAATATCCAGGTATCCTGGATGAAAAGTAGGCTCACCGCCTGACAGACTAAAATGAAAGCTATTAAAACTGTTATCACGTGCTTGCCTCTTTATTTCATCTATTGTTGCTAAACATAACTCTGTGGGCCTGTGGTCTTTTCTATCGCTCCTAGCATAAGGCCAGCAGTACGAACACTTGTAATTACAGAAACGTCCTAATAACCAAGATACTGAAAATAAGTCTCTGTATAAAAGTGTTCGCTGCCCGACTTTTACAATATCATCGTATGGAGTTGCAGTAAAGTCATATTGTGACCAATAGTCTGCGTCTTTCTTAATCTCTGTCATATTTATACCTTATACTTCTTCATTGCTGTATATAGTTCTGGCAGTTGCCGTTCCATATCTTCATCTCTGATATTATCTAACTTACCATTGTAGTCCCAAAACTTCTTATTATTTTCTTCTGTAAACCAATCTTCTCCATACATAAAATTAATGTTAGTATCTAGAAGTTGGTTCATCTTTTCAATTGCCCATTCTCTATTAGCTGGCTTAATCATTCCCATCATAGCAGGATTCTTTTTTGCTGGACTATGAAAGTCAATAGTATCTACGATACTATCTTTGAATTCTGTTCTGAACGCTTCCCAACTATCACGTACTTGATCTTTGACATCTTTTGGTAAGAAGCGTGTACTCAATTCGTGTGGTCTATGTATAGGATGTACGTTAGCATAAGGTTTAGGATTGTTTTTTAGCATAGGAGATATAACAGCAAAGTCCTGTTGTATCTTCCATTTTAAAAACTCAGGTAAATGAAATGCATTCAATGAGCCGATAGTAAAAGCGATCCATGCTCTAAACTTCATTGTTTCTGTGCCAACTTCATCTAGCTTCTTTAGATTTTTTTCTATTAGTTTCGACTTTAGCGGATTACGTACATACTCTAGTGTATCACCTATGCCGTCCATTGAGATACCAAACTGCACTTGCTTAAATTCTGACCACAGTTCTAATGCACGTGGCTGAATATTAGTAAGGTTTGTATTGTATTCTAGTGTAATATCCTTAGAATATCCTTTTTCTACACAATGATTAAGGAATTCATAATGACGTTCAATAATTAGTGGCTCTCCACCAACTAGATATACATGTTGCATACCAGCGACATTGTTTTCTAAATTTTCCCAGAAATGGTCACGATGTACCCAATCATAGTCATCAGCAACGAACTTGCCCTTTTCATTCTTATACATTTCTACGATGCCATGGGTGTCTTTGAATCTGTTTGTCCCCCACATCTTCACGTAATCATCATACCATGCACTTGAATCCATTGGAGAACACATACGACACTTTAGATTACAAAAGTTACCTAAACGAATATCGTAATAAGTTTGTTTGATGTGGTCTAAGTCAATTTTGCCGTGTTCATCTGTATGCTTAACTGCATCTTCCCAAGTAATATGTTTAGCAAATCTTTCACCATCATTAATGCGGCGCGATTTCATACCTGCTTTTTCTTCACGTACACAACGTACACATTCAGGATGCCATTCCCCATCTAACATAGTCTTGCGAATTTCTTTGGCAAGGGGTGAGTTAATAGCATCAGTGATATTATCACGATGCAAGTTATAATTTTTACCGTCTTCCTTCTTATATATTCCTCGTGTTGGTCCCTGATTAGCATGACAACAAACTCTCAAGTCACCGTTTGCACGTGTTGAAATATTAATCCAAGGAAGAATACAGAATGTATCACTCTTTTGCATATTCGTTCATCTCCGTATCTTCAAAGTTTTGCTCACCGTTGCCTCTGAAATCTAATTCTTTGCCACAAGTCTTACCGCATATCCAAAGACGTTCTTGTGAGTTAGTATTCCAGCTTGAAACTAAATCGTTTGAGAAGTATGGTGACTTTAAGATTTCAAAGATACTATGCTTTGATAGATTATTAAAGTCAGCTCCATACTTTTCCCACATATCTTTGTTATCTTCAATGCGTCTTGGCGTTGCCATGTCATGACCAATCTTACTGTAGTAATGTCCCTGCCAACAGCACGGCCAAACTTTACCTTGATAGTCAACAAAGATACTTTTATCTCTTGCTGTTTGGCATTCTATCTCTGTTGTATTTACATAATTATCAAAGCTCTTGTGTTTCTTGATAACTGCATCTACTTTCTCTGTAGTGTTAGCTTGCTTCTTTGGTGCAGCAAGAATAGTCTCTAATGCTTTTTCTTTTTGTTCTGTAGTCTTTTCTTGCTTTTTCTTTTGCGCTACATGTTGTTTAGCAACGAACTGAATCTCTGTACGCTTAACAATCTGCTCTTGTTCTTCGCCATCATAATGTGTTGGGATTACATAACGATTTGATTTCTTATAGCGAAACTTGACAAAGCCCATGTCTTCTGCTAGTTGTCGTGCTTCTTCAATTTGATGTTCATTGTGCGCAAAACCAATGTAATCCCAACGTGCAATCCCGCCGGCGGCGATGAATGCTTTTGAATTGCGCATAATCGTTGACCATTTAGAGTTTACACGATACAAGTGATTAGTATCTTCTAATCCATCAATAGCAAAGATTACCTTGTCTGGTTTTCGCATGATAGTAGCAAGCTCAGTCCACCATGCTTCTGTCTGTGCTGAACCATTTGTACTAAGTGTTACTTGTGGTACTCCCATATCTTTGCACATCTTAACTACTTCAAGTAGATAAGGATACATAATAGGATCACCATAGTTACCATTGATAAAGACATGATTGGGAAGAAACGGCTTAGTGTCTTCTAATATCTGTTGAATTAGTCTAGGATCAGTGTCAGTTAAGTCTAAGTCATCACGCTTTCGGAGATTTCCATCGTCCCCATCCATTCCGGTTGTTCTTCCGCACATAGGACATAGCAAATTGCATCTAGAAGTTAATTCTAAATGTAATACACCGATGTTAAAGTCTATATACTTTAAGTTCTCTGATTTCGCCATCTCATAAACACTTTTTCTGGCATACTATTATATGCGTTATTTAATTCTGATACTTGCATTCCTCGCGTAGGAGACCCGTCCCAATCTGCACTATGAACACGCATACGCGCATTAATCTCTGACAGGTCATTCATGAATTTAGAATAAACCTCTCTGCGTTCTTCATATGATAGAACCCAAGTTGTATAACGTGTAGTAATGTAGTTACTACTCCATAATACATCATCAAAGTTATCATCTGGTTCTTCGATTATATTCAATAAAGAACTCCAATCTCTTATGAGATTAGACTGTGTATATGTAGTTTCATTATGTCTTACACGCTCAAAGAATTCGTACCATTCTTCCATGCTATCAAAAATACGTAGGATACTTGCTTCATATGCATCTTTCGCACGTTCTCTTTCACTTGCCCAATCTTCTGATTCATAGTCAAAGTCTTCGTAAATAGAGATTAGCCCTATATCTTTATTATAATAGTTTTCTTTCAAAAAGTCAAGATACATATTGAAGTTTCTTGGATCCCATTCTTCATTTACCCACTTACGTACATTAAGTGCATTCTGTGAGATATCAAAGTATTTAACCTTTACATCGTCAATACTTGTATCGGCATGCCAATTTCTCATGAATGCGAATGTTTTGAAACCTGCTGCAACTGAATATAAATTTCGCAGTGGCTTCTTTGATGGTACAAATTTAATATCATCAATACTTTCAGTGTTTAGAATCCACATGGCATGCGGTGACCGTTCTACTGTAAACTGTTGGTAATCTAGGAAATCTTTCTTTGTGCCATCAAGTGGCGTGTCCCACTTCTTAAAGTTTGCACAATCTTCTCTAAAGAACTTTTTAAATTCTGCTTGTTCTTCTTTGATTTCTGGATACACATATGTTTTTGTTGCGCGTGCCGATTCATCAAAGTTAGGAACAGACAGTCCCATTTTTAAGCTCTCGTTAATGAAGTTCCACCCAAAGCCAGTACGTTTGATTTCTTCTTGTGCTGGGCCGGGAGCTAGATACTTAGGTGTATGACTATCATGAAAGTTTTCTGTACTACGAATAGCTTGTCTTACTTCTGTCTTTTTAACACTGAAATCGCCAAACAACGGTTCTCCAAGTTCTTTCCATAGCTTATAATTAATAACAAAGCATTGCTCATGTAACCTAAACCAACGATCCTTATGTTGTTCATCAAGAATATGCCCCATTACTAGAAACTTATTCTGTTGCGCCATTGGTAGATATTCATGATTACAGTATTCTCTAAAAAGACTATAACCATGCTCAAGCGGTTTCCAAGCATCATATAAAAAATTACCATATGCTTGCACGACAACCATATCAATGTTTGATTCTTTTTCATCAGTCTTTACAGCTTGTAAAATTTTATCTACTGAATTTTCTTCATAGATTGGATGCTTAAAGAAACTGTAATTGTTTCTTAAAAAATTATAAGTAATCGCTCTCATATAATTACTGATTTCATCATCACCAATCGTTTTAGATGTGTCTAGTACTGCACATCTAATCTGTGGCATGAAGTTGTAAGAGCGTTGATTTTTCTTCATTGTGTCACTTTATTCCAACTGTTTAGTATTAAATCTTCAAATTCTTTTCCGCCATACTGTCCATGAACAATCATATGTACACGAACTTCATCTGTGTCATTCATCACAGCATGTTTGTGTCCTACATTCATCTTAAACATTTTGCCTGGCTTCCACGGAACATACGCATTGTCATCAATCATTTTAAAGTAACAATGCTCTGGGTTGTTCAACGATATATTTAGCGGTCCTAATTTGTCGTGTTCGTAATCAGTATGCGGAGTGATATAACCGCCTGGTTCTAGATACATGAAACGTACTCGATCAAACGCATTATATCCGGGGATAGATTTAATCATCTCTACTGTTGTTGGGCATTTATCTGCAATCTCTGTCCAGCCATATGCTTTACGTGCTTCATATTCGTTTTCATATGTAAACCCGGCTGCAATTACATCTTTACTATCCCAATGTTGTGATATGTGCTTGTGTAACCCATGTAGAGTCAGGGAGCGCCAACCACGATGCCCATAATCGTTTGGATCATTTTCATCATAGTCATTTGAACGATGCTGAATTGCCTCATCATAGACTTCCATCGCCTCATCATAGCATTTCTTCCAATCAAACTCTGGGACATCTAATTCAAGCCAAGGTATACTAGACTCATGTGTTACCCACTTTGATTTTCTAAAACGTGCAGTTGGTGGGAACATAGGCTCATTCATCATAGCATCTACAAACGAACCTGGCATTGTATCAAAGCTATAACTATTTCTATCTTTGAAATGTTCTTCTATTGTTTTTGGATAATCCATTATTCTAATCTCCCAAATGCCCATTTACGTTCTTCGCACCACCAACATTCACCACAATGCCCAAGTCCGGGGTCTTCTATTTTTTCAAAATAATCACTTGTAGGATCATATTCGCAACTACGTGTAATACTATATAAATCTTCTAGTAGATTTTCTTCATTATACATTTTTGCAATTGATCTTTTATCTACGTTTGTCCATGGTGTATATGCAACGCCATTGACGATAAACGGCTTAATTACTCCAGGATTACGCTTTGTCTCTGTAATCTTTAATTTAAAATTATCTGATATATTAGTCGGCGGGTTCTCTGTTATGCCAGTGTATAGCATTTTTATAACGCCATTATCTATATAAGGTCTCAGCTTTGGAAATAGTGTCTCAGAACTCTGTACTTCACAGTATGAAATATGATGCTCTATATTACTGTTGCCTGTTAATTGAATACAACGTTCAACTACTTTAGTAGCGACCTCTACGTTATGTCTGCTACGTTGATTATTACCAGTAGAGAATATATAAATCTTATCTTCGCAATGCTTCATTAGGTTATACAAAAGTATAGAGCTATCTGCTCCTCCGCTACAGCTTACGCCTACCGGTCCTTCATATATATCTAAATTCACACCAGATACATCGATAGATTTAATTACTCTAGTCAATATCTAACTCCTGCTGATTGACGTGGAACCCACTATCTTCTAATTCTTTTAATAGTCTGTCATCGAACTCGCCGTCCCAATCATCACCAGCTTCTGGTGTCCAATCTAGTAATGGTGCCATCTCTGGGAACACATCTCTAAAGTTTGTATCTCTAATAGCATCCATCTTTTCAATATACTCAATAAATTCTGGCATACGCTCACGTGACCAGTCGCCACTATTCATAAATGATATCATACCTTTAAGTCTTCGCACACCATATGCGGCATGTAACCACTCATCTTTGCTCGTCTGTGTCTCTGTTACGCCATCACATTTTTCCCAGTTGTCTTCAAGCCACTCAATAAAGGTATCAAATTTAGCTTCACACATTTGCTTGAACCAGTTAGGAAGAACTTTAACATTCAAATGTGGTGGGTGATAAACAAAATGATAGTTAATCATACCTGCACCCAGTGGCCACAGATTGATTTTCTTAAAGTTTTGCTCAATTTTCCACTTGACAAAATCAGGTAAGTAGTATATGTTTAGTGCTTGTACGGCACACGCTACTGTTACTTCTACATTAGGACCCGTATTGTCTAGTACATGAAACATGTCTACTGTATGTTGCCATGTTGATGGGAAACGAATATAATCGTTCATCTCACTAATCGAGTCAACTGAGTAATGAAAACGTACACGCTTGAACAGTTTCCACAAGTCGAACAAACGCTGTGGCATCTCTAAACCATTGGAGTTATAGCGTAGTTCAATCTGCGGAGCATAACCTCTACGAACAACTTCTTCAAGTAGAGTGTAATGTTCTTCGATGATAGTCGCTTCGCCACCAGCAAAATACAATTGCTTCATGTGTGGGATTTGTTCATATAACTGTTCCCAAAACGCTTCGTTCTTTTTATGCCAGTTGTAACTTGCACCATCAATCTGACCTTTGTTACCCCATTGCATTGTTTCTTTCAGTGATTCATTCTCAATAGTCGGATGCAGTTTAAGCCAATCTTTAACCCACATTGAACTATCATGTGGCGAACACATAATACATTTCAAGTTACATTTACTGCCAAGACGTAAATCTAAGTATCTGATCTTCGGAGGGATTTCGCCTTCGTCAGATGTCTCATCGATGATTTGCTCCATATCTACTCTACGTGACCAGTACTCAGTTTCCCAAAAACGCTTAGACATGTGACCAGCATCTTCTTCATTATAACATTTAATACATGATGGTGGTTTCTTATTATTAAGCATCTGCATACGCACATTTTTCATGTAATCGTTGTTCCAACTAGACATTAAGTCTGTGTGATTCAAGTTAGCAGGTTTACCATCGGCATTTTTTAAAACACCAACTTCGCCACCGTGTTCTTTGTCGTTAGTCGCGCCAACCGAACTCGCATTCGCTGTACAACAAACACGCATATGTCCATTTGGGCGAGTAGACAAATGAACCCATGGCAATAAGCAAAACGTATCGCTAGGTGCATGTGGTACTCGTTTACGAAACTCTGCTAAATTCTTATTAAGTTCTTCTGATTTGTCAGACATGTTAACTCCAATTTTAATTATATACGTATTTATTCAACTCTATACTTAGTTGCCTCAACATCAGCAATACAGCTACACCAATCGTATTCACAGATTCTACCAGTTACTGGAAATTCTATGTTATCTGGATCGTTCATCATTCCGTGTTTCAAATCCGAAAAACAACTGCTACCAGAAGTTACAACGCCGCGTTCATCAACTTTTAATGTTTCAACCCCTATATTACACATCCAGCCTTTCCAACTATTTCTGCCCGCGGCCATTGTATCATTTGATTGAGTGAACTCTATTTTTCCAGTATACGTATTAACAAATCGCATTAGTTTTCCATATGCTACCCGGCTTTGTTTTCTTTTATTCAACTCATGTTCAAAATTATCACTATTTTTTAAATCGACATTAAAAAATTTAGGCTCACCTGCATATTTCTTAATTTCTTCTAAAAAGTCTGCACTATAATCAAATGTTTTATCATCGACAATCGTTACTTGTAAACTTTTTGGGATAATACTACTACATTTAGCGTTTTCATAATAATATTTTGCTGCTTCTAAGCAATGATCCTCCAATGGCGGATACATACATACCTGTACGCTAGTGACTACTCCCGCATCGTATAATATATTAAGTACATCGGTACAGTGAACATAATCTGCATTTTCGGGATGCCAACTAATAATAACTTCATCAAATAAGTTAGCATTGCGTTTCCACCAATTCAAAGTACGAGATCCATTGGTCAATACACGCACAACACAATCTGGATCATATTCTTTGACTTTATTGAAAAATTTAGAGAAGTCTTTCCAGACCGTAGGTTCGCCACCTAGTAAGTTCCATACAATCTTTTGTTTTCCAATTGAACGGTAATGGTCAGTAGTGCGTTTCACAAAATTAAATGCTATATCAACCTCTGGCCAAGCAAAGGTACCACCATACGACATTGGATGACAATAAGTACACTTATAATTACACGTGTTACCTAAGGTCCAATCCACTAGTACATAATCGTTTCCCATAATAGATTCATATCTATTATATTCTGAATTTAATTGGTCATTAGATTTGCTGATAAACTTAATCTCTTGCATTATTGAAACTGTGCCGTGAATGCATCGAAC